GCAACATCTGGAAATTCGGCAAAATTTATCATTTTATTATTGTCATCCGCGTGATCATTATCTATTTTATTCAAAACAGATAATTCATGATCAGTTAATTCCAGGTAGCTGCGACCTCGTGCGTGGAAACCATACCTTGAAAAGAAAAACTCTTCGGTTTCAGACGTCATCTCATGCTTCTCAGCATTGTGAATTTCCCAGTCTCGATGCACCCGGTTTTTACAGACTCCGGGAAGAGTATTTAATATAGGGACATGATTTATGTCCTCTGAATAAAAAATACTACTTACATCAACTTCCTTGAAACTCCATCCTGTTTTGGATAGATAACGCCCGATTTTAGGTCCAGGCATGTAACCACGTTTGGTAGGGTAGAACAGTTTTTGGCAAAAGTCTACCTCGGCGAGATTTTTTGTGATTTTTCCAGATTTACACACCCACCCCAATTTGCCAACGAAAAGCTTATACGCTTCGATATCAAATTTAACTTTGGATAAAGCCAACATGTCATCACCTAAAAGGCAAAACACGATGTCAATACCCAATCGATATCCCATTCGTTTACAAAATTGAGTCAATAAGTGAGTGTGAACCTTTGTGTTCCCAACACTAGTGTTGAGAGCACCGGTACTTCTCCCTCCGAGACGAATTGCACTACCAAAGCCGTTGATACCTTTCATACGTACGAAAAGTTGGTCATAAAAGTATCTACGGTATTCGAATTTTTCTTTGTTTTTCATGGCTTGGAAATATTGATTCCATTCCCACGCAAGTATGACATAGTTAACAGATCTATCAAACTTGCTCATATCAGTACAAACAAACCACTCCGGCAGCAATTTGTTCATCCAATAATTAAACCATTCACCAATTTTTTCTCCATTTGTTCCAGTTGCCCACAACACCGGTGCAGACATTTTCACAAAATGGGATTTCATCTGGGCTGAGTACCCAGAATACCAAGGTCCGAGAGTTGCTATGCATTCATCACTGCTAGCGTTTACGACTCTAGGAACTTTAAAACTATCGAGTATTTGTTTGTCCTTCTTAACAAACGAGGAATGATACGGGTCAGGAATTTGAGAATAGTAAGCTTTCCTGAGCATGTCCGCTCTATTTGTAGGAAATTTGGCTACCCATTCTTCAAACTCCGGAATTTGTATTTCGGAGGTTCTAACTTTATACATGAAAGGTTCGGCAAACACCTCTACGACATCGGTTAAGCTAAAAGCAGGCTGCGTACAATGAGCCGCTGTAGCATAAAACCAATTTTCCGGTCTGTTTGCATAACAAAAAGGTCTTGAAATCCCTTTCACGCCAAAATAAGGTTTGAGTGGTAATCCTTTACTTGAATAATATTTTTCAAACGATACCTCCACTGCACCCCATTTTGAGTAAGCTCCTCTAAAAGGACACTCGATAACGTAGTTGTCCACCACTCTTAAAGAAAATCCGAAAGAGTATCAGAAGACTCTTCAGTAAACACACTGAGGAGAGCCTCCTGATTGTTGACAACTTTGTAGGTGTTGTAAAATTTAACAAATTCCTCGTTGATCGTATATTGAATATCTTCAACACAACCTTCCAAAGTCTTTAGACCACGGGAAACACCTGCACGCAACACCTTAACGTATTTTAAGGCTGCGTACATAGCCCCTGAGAGATCCTCTATCAGTACTTCCTTATCGCAAAGAAGAACGTCCTTTAGAAGATTTACCCAAGAACTATGATTGAAGTTCTTTTCTTTTAGAACTCCTTGGATCCTTTTATTGATCACGGAGAGGGAAGGAACCTTCTCTCCGAGCTTTTCAGCTAATTTTTCCGCACCTTTTTTGACGACATCCACTACTACTTTTGGTACTGTGAATTTCGTTTTGAAATCGAGGAGGTCGTTGTATGTTGAATACAAATCAGAGTTGGCGTAAATAGTCGCGTGTAAATCAGATACTTCCTTATTCTTGTTACATAATATCTTAAATAAGCACATCATATCTTTCAGATTTAACACAAATCCCAAGTCCTCTGCATATTTTCTGCAGTAATATTTGAATTTTTGGATCCAACTTGGGGACATTTTCTCTAATGCCATCTTTGTCTCTAATTTGTCAATCAACGTACTAGAGATGTATCGTGTACTCTCTCCCGATTCAGTGAACATCACCCATTTCCCAAATTGATAGAAATGACTGCCGTCGCTAAAGGTACGTGAATTAATTAATGACCCTGTGGTGAGTGGATTACACAGTTTTTGAACTTGATATACGATGTATCTCGAATTCTCGAGATACGGTGTCCAAACAAATGTGTTCTCAGCCAGTGTGATGGGTTTGATAATTTCGGCATAGTGAGGCAACACTACCGAGCTTCCATCAATTTTGCGTGTCCTTAGTACATGGGTCAGTTCCACTTTATAGGAATGAATACAAGTGTCCTTGTATTTATGTACTAACACGAATGTGTTCTGCGGCTCATTGCGCAGTTTTATCATTAATGGAGTCCTAAAGTTCCTTAGTCTCATTAATGAACACATGTTTAACAAGTATGCTCTAGGCTGTTTGTCTACAAAATCAGCCCTTATGTTTGCATATTCCTCATCTTTTGTTAAACTGTGGTTCAGGACACCCTTACTGTTGAAAGTGAAGGTGTATCCATCGATGGTTACCTTAGCTGGTACCGTCCTGCCCACACCCAAGTATTGTTCAAGGAATCTTGGGTCTACCTTCTTCGGTTCAGCTCGTATAGGAATATATACTCGCTTCTCATGATAAGAACCAGTTTTATAAACAGGTGGTTCTGGAATTACCGAAATGGGAGTTTGCTCGGGTTTTCTTTCCCGTCCTGAAGTTCTAGGTTCAGGAGCCTTATTATGTGATTTTTTCGACTTGTCATGTCGTTTAAAATTTTTTTGTTTTGAAGTAGAATGGTTCGTTGCCTACACCATACTGTAATGACGCTACTCCGCCATTTAAACAGGGGTACTTACCAGCACTGGTCTTTCCCAGTGTCAAATTATCGTGAGCTCGCTTACGTGGGTTCGCTACCCAACACTCGTAATTAGCGAGTGAGCTGCGTTATCTTAGGACTTACACACATTTGCCGGTCTCACCAGTTGTGCAAGTCTTTTACTACCTTTTCCATGTCCTTATGATCGTATCGGGCTGCCTCATGTTACTTCATTTGTTGAAACAACTTCAGGTTCCGAGGTCGAAGATGATAAGTCTGCGTCCATTGTTTTCATTCCCCACTTGATGTCTAAAACGATTGTCCCATGAATACTGA